GACTCCATCGCGGCCGGGAGCGGCGTCCTCGTGCGAGTCAGCGGCACCGCCGGCCTGGTGCTCACCGCTTACCACGTCGTGAGAGAGAATCGACCCACGCTTGAGGTGACGTTCCCGGACGGCTCGACGACGCCGGCCAGGCTCGTGGCGTACGACCAGGACTGGGATCTGGCCGCATTGTCTGTCGGTTGCCCAGTGGCCGCCCCTATCCCGATTGCGGCCAAGGCCCCACGCCGCGGCGACCGGCTGACCATCTGCGGCTACGGCCCCGTTGGCGTCTACCGCGAGCAGACTGGCCGAGTCACCGACTACGGCTCGCCTACGCGCGACCACCCCGCACAGTTTGTCGAAATGGAGGGTGCCGCACGTTCTGGTGATTCCGGCGGCCCAATCTTCGACGCAAACGGCGAACTAGCAGGCGTCCTATTCGGCGCAGCCCGTGGTCGCACCATCGGGTCGTGCTCGACGCGGCTCTCGCTGTTCTTGGCCGAGGCCGATGCCAAGGTTCCGGCATGCACACTTTGCGAGGCCGCCAAATGACACGCGAAGAGTTCCAGGCCGAGGTGTGGGAGTCGCTGCCGGCCCGCAAGTGGCTCTTGGGCCGCCACCGCGTCGATGCCATCGTGGCCCGTGCTCTCAAAGAATGGCCGGTGCCAGTGCTCTATCAGTGCGACGCGAAGCAAACCGAGATTGTCGGCAAGCACTTCGCCCGTCGCCTGGAGCGACAGGAGCGGACGTACGGCATGGGCTTCATCGCCAGCATCATCCTGGCCGCAATCATTGGCGAAATCGTCAAGCGGCTGATTCGCAAATGGCTCGACAATCGCACCGAGATGATGGGAGCTCTGCTTTGACCGAACAAGCCAAGGAAACGCTGCTCTCCGTGTTGGAGAAGTACGGATTCGCAACCGTAGTTGCTCTCGCGTGTCTGTTCGTTCTCAGGCAGGACGTGTTGCTACCCTTGGTAGAAGAGCATCGTGCGTTTGTGAAGAGCCTGAGCGAGACGCAGCGCGAAATCAGCAATGCCGTGAGCGAGCAGACGAAGCTCCTCTACGCCATGCAACCGAAGAATGGGGAGAACTGATATGCCGATAAGCCCGAGAACTCTGCGGCCGAGACGTGGCAGATTCAATCCGCTTAGCCTCCCTGGGCTTAAGGTGTGGCACGACGTTGCATCGTTGTCGTCCATGACGTTCAACGCCTCGACGGTGTCGCAGATCAACGACCTGAGCGGCAGCGGCTTTCATTCCAGTCAAGGCACGGCGAACAACCAGCCGACCTACCAAGCGACCGGATTCAACGGACGGCCCACGCTCTCCTTCGACACCACGGACTCCCTTCTATCGCTGGCGTCGATTGCCGACATCATCGCGAACCCCACCACAAGCCCTGCGGTTGTTTTTGTGATGGCGTGCTATATGCCGCTTATCGCCAGCAGCGGAGCCATCATCTTCGGTTCCGACGCGCAGGCAAACGGCCGACTGCTTTTTAACTCACACTCTGGCGGGGCGTCCGTCCTGTTCGACACGGTCAACGCCACTACTGGGCGTATTCTTGTTGGCGGGCAGACCGACACCGGCTGGACGACGCCGCACATTCTGACCGTCTTGCGCATCGGGGCGACGATGTCGGTGCGTCGCAACGGCGTCGAGGTTGCCGGAAGAACTGACGCCAGCGGCAACTACTCAACCACGACCGCGAAGCTACAGATCGGCAAGGCCGATGGCTCGGGACTCAATCAGTTGTTCCTAAGCGAATGGCTGACCTACGCATCGACGTTGACGATCCCGCAGATTCAGACAGCCGAGCGCGGGCTGGGTGCGAAGTGGGGAGTGACTGTCGCATGAGGTACTTCCGCTGTGAGGCCGGCGACGCTGCATATGAGCAGGCACGGCTTGCCCTGGATGCCGAATGGGGGCATCCGAATCCAGACACCAAGACCGTGACGTGCTTCGACCCGGCGGCAACCGCCCCGCGTGACCAGCAGGGCCGCATTGTGCTCGCCGTCACTCACGAGTTCTGTGCGTACCCAGCAGCGGCACAGATGCTTGAGTTGATGCTCGGCGGCGGCGCTGCCGTCGAGATAACCGAGGCCGACTACCGGGCTGCTGTGTCGTAAGCCACCCCATAGACAGCGTCCGTGGGACACTAGACCTAGGCCACGATTCGGCACGACGCCGAGCCTCATAAGGAGAAGACGATGAGCGAGTCGAAGATCCGCCGCAAGAGCAAGCTGTCCCTCTGCACGCTGTTCACCGCAACCGCGGCCTGCGACACGCTCCGCATGGACGACATGGCGGGCGGAGTGCTCGAAATGGGCACCATCGTCACCGCGGCCACGAGCATCAACATCTGGGTGGCCGACAACACGAACGGGCCGTTCTGTCAGCTGTACAACGCTGATGGCTCGGCGGCATCTATCACGCTGGCCCCTAGCACAAACGACCCGCGGGCGTATGCCCTGCCGGATGCAGCGTTCGGGGCTCACTTCGCCAAGTTCGTTGCGGCCAACACGGCTGGCACGGGCACCGTGGCCACCATCATGTTCAAGGGCTGACGTGCCAGACCGCCTGCCTATGTTCCGGCCGCCATGGGTTGGGCGACGAGCCAGGCCAAGGGCACCGGACGCCAACAGGCCGTCCGCTGCGGCTCGTGGGTATTGCTCGGCAGGGTGGAAGGCGGCTCGGCGTGAAGTGCTGGTAAGGGACAATTACCAGTGCCAGATGTGTGGGGCGGTGGTGATGGGCAAGGCGGCTCATGTTGACCACATCGTGCCCAAGAGCAAGGGCGGCAGCGACGAGGTGAGCAACCTGCGCTGCCTGTGCGTGTCGTGCCATTCAAAGCACGAGGGCTGGCGGTCTGCTCGCGTTAGAACGTAAAAACTTTTGGCCGATGGATATAAACCGCGTGCGTTGTAGCCCGTACAAAAACCATCGAAATCCCCGGGTTTTTTTGAGTTTTAGCCGGCAGTTTTGCGTTCTTAAAACGGTACGTAACTTGCGTGAGGCGAAACGCTAACAATGGCCAAAGCTGGGCGACGACCGAAGCCGACCGCACTTCGCATCCTCGAAGGCACCGCGAAGAACAAGCCGACTCGCGAGCCATCCGCTCCCGTTGGTGTCCCGCCGATGCCCGAGCGTCTCAAGGTTGAGCCCGTCGCTGTTGAGAAGTGGAACGAGCTCGCCGGCATCCTCTCGCGGATGGGAGTGCTGACAACTGGCGACGGCGAAGCGTTGGCGACGCTGTGCGAGGTTCACGCAGCGGAGCAGGCGTGCCTTTTGCAGTTGCGGGCGAGCGGTGCGGTGTCGCATACCGCAGCCGGCGGCATGAAGCCCAACCCGGCAGGCCCGATGTACCGCTCGCTGGTTGCCATGAAGGCTAGCCTATTGAGTGAGTTTGGGCTTACCCCCAGCAGCAGGACGAAGCTTGCCACGCAAGTCGAAGTCAAAAAAGACGAGCTCGAAGAGTTCTTCACCGCGCACGGTTAGCCGGCCTGGCATCGACCAGGCCAAGGCCGAGCGTGTGTTCTCGTTTTTCGAGAAGGTGCTTAAGCACAGCAAGGGGCAGACGGCGGGCCAGCCGTTTCTCTTGCTGCCGTGGCAGAAGCACGCCTTGGGCGAACTCTACGGGCGGCTCAAGCCTGACGGCACGCGACAGCATCGCGTTGGGTACATTGAGATCCCCAAGAAAAACGGAAAGTCAACGCTGCTAGCCGGCATCGCTCTCTACATGCTGGTTGCCGATGGCGAAGCCGGGGCCGAAGTCTACGGTGCCGCGTCGGATCGTGAGCAGGCAGGCATCATCTACCGCGAGGCGGCGTCGATGGTTCGCTCGTCGCCTGCTCTGTCCAAGGTTCTGGAGGTGCTCGACTCGCGGAAGACCATCGTGCATCGTGCGAGCAACTCGTTCTACCGGGTGCTGTCGGCCGATGCGTTCCGAGCTGAGGGGCTGAATATCTCGTGCCTGCTCTTTGACGAGTTGCACGCTCAGCGTGGCGACAGGCGGCTATGGGATGCCCTGCGGTACGGCGGTGCTGCCAGGCGTCAGCCGCTGGTGTTGTCGATCACCACCGCCGGCGAGGCGAACAAGACGCACTTATGGTACGAGCAGCACGACTACGCCGAGCGGTGCCTGGCCGATCCGGCGTTTGACCCGTCATTCTTTGGGTGTATCTACGCGGCCGACCGCGAGGACGATTGGAAAAGCTCTGCCGTGTGGAATAAAGCCAACCCGTCCATCGGGCATACCATCACGGAAGAGTCGTTTGCCGCCGACTGCAAAGAGGCTGAGAACTCCGCAACGAAGCTCAACGCCTTCTTGCGATACAGGCTCAACATCCCCACCACGTCTGATGTGCGGTGGTTGCGGCCCGATCAGGTGGCTGAGTGCATGGGGCCGCACTCCGAGCCGCTCGAAGGCCGCGACGTGTGGTGTGGCCTGGACTTGGCCAGTAACTACGACACCACCTGCTTCTCGGCAGTCTCGCCCAACGATGCCGGCGGCTATGACGTGCATGTGATGGCGTGGGTTCCCGAGCACAACGCCGCGGAGCGGGAACGAAACGACCGGGTGCAGTATTCCCAGTGGCACCGCGACGGGTGGCTGCACTACACCGAGGGCAAAAGCACCGACTACAAGCGAGTGCGGGCCGACATTCTTGAGTTCTGCCAGAAGCATCGCGTGCGTCGGCTGGCGGTGGACCGCTGGAACGCGACGCAACTTGCCACCGAGCTTGCCGATGACGGGCTTCCGGTGACGCTCTTCGGCCAGGGCTTCGCGTCCATGACGGCACCGACTCGCAAACTTGAGGCGTTGATTGTGGACCGAAAGGTGCGTTTCGGCGGGAATCCACTGGTAAGTTGGCAGTTAGGTAACGCTGCCGTCCAAACGGACCCCGCGGGCAACGTCAAGGTGTCGAAGGCGAAGAGCACCGAGCGCGTGGATAGCGTGGTGGCCACGATCATGGCTGTCGGCGTCCACATGGGCGAATCGATGAAGCAAGCCGAGATGCCCGAGATTTCCTTCTGGTGAGGTGCCCGTGATTTCCCAAGCCGAGAGTGCCGTGCCCGAGATCAAGTGGCTTGAATCCCGCATGAGCCGCTGGGATGACCTTGTGGCCATGGCCGCCGAGACTGGCGTCCGCATTACGCCCGAGACGGCGATGAAGACTGCGGCCTACTTCGCGTGTGCTCGCGTGATTGCCGAGACTGTCGCGAGCCTGCCGCTGCACCTGTACCGCCGGCTGGACGACCACAACAGCGAGCGGGCCAAGGATCTGCCGCTCTACAACGTGCTAGCCAAGCGGCCTAACGGCTGGCAGACGCGGTATGAGTGGGTGGAGCAGATGTGCCTACACCTGGGCTTCCACGGCAACTCATACCAGTTGAAGGTGCCGGGCGACCGGGGCAGCGTTGATCAGATTTACGCTCTGCATCCGGCCGGCATGAAGGTGTCGCAGAACACCGACCAAACGCTTTCGTATCTGTACACCGACCCGAGCACGGGCCGGCAGCAGGCGTACCGCGA